CGCATCCCATGCTATGCCGTCAATCGTGCCGTTGTGGTCCGATCCGTGGCCGGAATCAGGATTTGGCACCGTCGCCAATTCTCCGACGATTTCCGTTCCTATGTCCCACATTGGAACGGAGATTGCCAGACCGATAACAGGGACTAGCTGCCTAGTGTCAGGATGGGCATACGAAATTTCCAGACCATAAGCCTCATACTCTGGCGGCTCGTAAGGAAGCCCAAAAGAAAGCAGTCCTAGCGGCGGCAGGAACTCCAGCCTAGCGTCCACATGCCTTACCTGCTGGCCCTCCGAGGCATCATAAGAGCCTGCCCATAAGTGACTGAAAAATTGTTGCCCTCCCGGTTGCGTTGCTCGGCATAGGTCACGTTCATCGCCGTATGGGTCGGCTAACTTTTGCAGCGTCATTTCAAACGGTCCTATGTCCGAGAAATTGGCGGTTAGCAGCCATGACTTCACGCGCCACCACCATTCGACGCCCTTGGAAAGCGGAATGGAAAAAGGTATGTGCGATAGCTGGACCGGCGTTAAGGTTTCCGCCTTGCCGAGCATCGGGAAGGGAAGCGCATTCGGTGCCGCAACCGCAACAGTTGCGCGAGTAGCTGGCCAAGTTGGAAACGACGTAACCTTCATCCGATGAACTTCATTTGCACAACGGCAAGCCTAAGCTCCCCATTGTTGACGACGTAGCATTGCACTCCCTGAGTCACTTCCGAGAGGTCAAAGACGATTTTCTCTTTCGAGTAGATAACTTTGCCGCCGCCCTTGATTTCCATCGGCGTGTTCACCACGTCAACAAGTTCGCCTAGCCATTTGCTGTCGAGCGCCCCGCCTTTGAATGCGTTCTGTCCCGGCTTTGTGATCTTGGTTTGTGCCATGTTAGGAGATGCGGACGAAGTTAGACCATTTCACTGCGACGGTGCGGCGGAAGAAAATCTTGCCCTTGTAGATGCCGACTTCGCTATCCTCTGCCGGGTAGAATTGCCCCTCTTGAAGCAATCCCCATCCGCCAAAGGCGACAACTGAGCCGAAAAGAACGGCAACGCGAGGCGCAATCAGCGGGTCAAATGGCGTTAGTGAATACTCGTAAAACACGCGCCCCGGCGTCGAATAGGTGATCTCTGTAATCTCTGGCGCGGGCGGCGGCGTTGTCCAATCATAGCTTGTGGACGTGCTCACGTATTGTTTCGAGTAAGCAATCGTCGTGCTCTCCCAGTTCCGCGTGATAGGTATGCTGGCGTAGGTCCGAGTGAACTCTAGGATTCCGAGCCCTATATTCGTCGCCTCGGATTCGTTGACTAGGTAGGCAAATCCGCTGGCAATCGAGATTCGAGCCATCGGCAACTCCGGCTTGTAGTAGCCCTGCGCGACGCGGTAGGTGCGTTTTATTTCAACGCTAGTATGGTCGCCAACGTCCGAAAATGGCAGCGTGATTTCATCGCATCCTACTTGTTGGATGAGCTTGTAGTTGCAGTCGTTTATGTATTTCGGGACGCTCATTTGGACTTTAGTTCTGCGACTACTAGGCTTGCCACTTGCATCATAGCAACGGGAGGCTGCGCTGCTTTTTCGGCCTTGGCTACATTCGCCGCAACAAAGCCTGCGCGAGCCCTCGCCGTCGCTGCTGATACATGTCCCTCGTTAGACCGTCGCCCTCCGAATCCCGGTAATGCCTCCGCCTGTGCCATTGCGCGGTCGCGTGCCGCCGCCGTCCTGATAGCGTGATCATGGAGTCGCTGTTGCTTCCTATCTTCCCGCCTTTCCGCTGGTTTTTTGAGGATAGCTTGCGCCTTTATTTCCAGCTCGTTTAGTGCCTTCTGCTCGCGTAGCTTTTTTACTACTTCGATGTTTCCCGCACGTTTCGCTTCGACGATTTGCTTGTTGATTTCCAGTTCGTTTTTTAGCAAGTCGGCGTTGCGTTTATTGCCAGCTAGTTCGGCGTTTAGGTTTGCAACATCATCACTTGCGGCCTGTTCTGAGACTTCGCGATTGTGCTGGATTTGCTCGTATTTATCGCGCTCAACTTTCAACGCTAATTTGTTCTGGGCATAGGCAAGCGAACCTTCCAGCTTCATCTCCCGCATCGTTTTTAGCTGCCGAATAAGTGACGCCTGAGTTGCTCGGCTTGATGAAAGCTCGTCATCAATCGTGATTCCTAGTTTTTCAAGTGTATCAGCACGGTCTTTTTCTGCACGGTCTTTATCAATCGCGATTTTTACGCCGCGAGTTGCGACTTCATTTTCGGCCTCGTTTAGCTTTATCCCGGCGGCCAATATCTTTACGCCTTGCTCGTCTGTTTTGTGATACTTGTTCTTAACCTTTTCTGCTAGTTCAGCGTTTTTCCTTTCGATCTCCAGCTTTGCTCGCACAAGCTGAACCTGCTTATCCGCCAGCCCGTTCTGGTCAAGCAGCGCATCTGACTCCGCCTCTGCATTTTTCTCAAATTGTGCCGCTCCATCCTCCTTGGCCTTGTTGACTAGGTTGGTGATGTCTTTCATCCTATCCACGAGGAAAAGATTTGCCGCCGCTTTTTTTGATTCACTCTCGCGCAAGGCATCAAGCGCCTTCATTTTCGCGATGATTTCATCGTAGCCTTGCGCCTGTTTATTCACAGCGATCTCAAGATTTTTCATATCCTGGACCGACTTGGCCGTTGCGGAAAATGGAGCCAGAGCGCCATCCACAACGGTCTTTCCTCCCGGTATTAGTCCAACGATATTTCCGATGGCTCCGGCGGTATCCATAGCAAGCCCTTTAAGGTTATCCCAACGCCCGATGTCTTTATCGGTTAGCTGCTCCGATTGCATCTCACCAAGCACTTTGGTTAGCTCTAATCCTTCGCGCCCGCCTTCTTCCATCGAGGTGGCAAAGCTACCCATTGCTGCGGTTGCGGCTGCAAGCTTTATGTTGCTGCCTATATTGGATAAAGACGCGCTGCTTTCCGTCGTCTTTTTAGAGAACGCGTCTAACTTGGTGCTCATGTCAGTGAGCGACTTGTCAAAATCGTTTGTGTCAATCCCAGCGTTCGCTAGTATGTCTGCCTTAGCCACGTTTCACCTCCTTCTTTTTTCGGTTAGCCTTGCGGTTTTCCTTCGCCGTCCATGCCGTCATTTCCGCCGCATAGTCATTATTAACCTTGTCGCTCCGCTTGTTAATCATCGCCCGCCCTTGGCTCATATCGAGCGCGCCTAGCAACTGGAAAATGACGCCGAGCGGAGTATCGAGAACTTCGCGCCAAGGCATCCGGTAGGGCTCTCCAGCGAGCGCGTAGGCATACGAAGCGCACGGCGAAATGCAAGGGCGTTGATTGCTGCTTCCCATCGCGTTTAGGTATGCGCGGTCCAGATATTCTTCGATGTCTTTCCGTGCCTGAACTACGTCTAGGCCAAGGTTTGATTGCAGAAAGTCATTCCGCTTTTCCTTGTTAGGCACGAATGACTTTGAGACGATCCAGAGGAATTGCGCGATCTCCACCGGTCCGACTTTTCCGCCGATGATGAAAGGCGACTTGGCTAACCGTAGCCACTCCACGCGGCGAGGGGTTAGGGGCTCACATGGCACGCCGCAAATCGTCTCTGGCAACTCCAGAAAGACGAAGGCGCGGTCTTCTAGCTCTGACGCTAGAGCGGCTTCATATTCGGCTCGTGGGTATTTAGGAGCGGCCACATTTAGACAGTGGTTACGGTTCCCATTTTCTTAACACCGGTCACATTGAGAACGCGAATGTCGCCCGCCTCTCGCGTCTCTGTGTGGTTCACCGGGTCCAATACCCAATCCTCCGCGCCGTAGTTGGAATCGACGGTTAGCGTCGCCGTTTGCCCGAACTTAGGATATGCGGTCGAGCTTGTAGCTAACTGCAATTCCATGCTGATTGTCGCGAGCGTTTCCGTCGCACGGCGACGGGTGGGGATTCCAGTTTCGCCAGTATCAATCACCTCGTCTTTTCCTCGCGAGATTTGGATGTTGTTGGCGATGTAGGTAACAGAGTTGATGGTAACGGTTTGTGAACCATACGCCATCACTCCATCCAATACGATATTCGGAACGCTCATTTGTTTTGATTAGGTAAGATTTGTTGGCCACGCGGAAGGCGCGACACTGAAAGCTAGGTAGTAGCTTAGGCTCGATGTGTCAATATCATTTTCGTCGGTGAATGTATCCACGGTGCCAGTTCCTCGAATGTCCGCGATTAGAGCAACGGAGGATTGCCACGTTTGCACGATTTGACGCATGACTAGGCGACTGCGAACGCTCCCGATTAGTCGGGCGTGGTTCATCGTTCCTTCGTTGCCCGTGCGATTCGTCACGACGGTCACTTCTAGTGTCGCCTCGAATGCGTCGTGCTCGCTTGTCGCGCCTGCATAGGTGGCCTTGTGGTGGTCTAAGGCTGGCCCTAGAACGGCTTTTATTTCAACGCGGGGAGAGATGAGGTCTTGCGCTTCACGCGAGGCGTAAATCGACGGGCAGACGCCGCTTAGGAGTTGCTTGAATCCAGCTTCTAGCCAGTGCTCAAATTGGTATAATTCGTCGAGGTTCATTTTTGGCGTTTGGCTAGTCGTTTGAGTCTGCGGGTCATGGCGCGTTTGTACGCGCCCTCGTGCTGCGCTTGTGCGGCGGCGAGAATGCGCTTTCCAGAGAAGTCTTTGTAGCGGCTAGGCTGCTCTAAGAACGGATTGGAAATTGTGATAGCTAACACCTTCGCTCCGCCGCGAACTTGGCCGGATGCTTTCGGCGGATTGACTGCGGGCTTTCGCCGCGTCACTGCCTTTCGAGTTGTCTGCGCCACGTTGATTTCAACGCCTAGCGAGTCGGCTGCTTCCAGCCATGATTTCCGATAAAGGAATCGAGCTTGCGCCCGTCCTTTTATGAAGTTTGAACGGCTAGTTTGCTTGCGCCTCGTGTGCTCGCTTAGGAGCGGCTGATAGGCCGCCCACGCTTCATTTGATAGCTTCCAATCCGATGCGTTGAGCCACTTGCCGCGAAAGAAAAGCCAGTGCGTTTTGCCCTTCACGCGCAAGCTAGGGTCTTTCAATTCGTGGCTGCTAGGTATGCAGTTCACACGCTTGTCGTATTGGTTAGACTGTGCCGCGCGAATCAGCGAATAGTCCCGCGCTGGCGTGTTCCGTGAAGCCGTCGTGAGCGTCTTACGCATGAACTCGAAAAGCTCATAGCGGAGGTCGTTAGCTTTCAACTGCCCGAGCATTTGCAGCTTCTTTTTCAGCCCGCTGGCATCGAACCTAAAAGAGGCTTTTCCCATTACTTTTTGAGGTTAGCTGAGAACCAAACCACGGGCTCTTGCGGGTCAATTTTCAGCTTGTAAATCTCAAACGAAAAAAGCTCGTAAGTGAACACGGAACGATTGGTCATTCCCGAGGTTAGCCAGTCCGTTTTCCGCATGGAAAAGTTGCTGCCTTGGTCAGGTTGCCAGCCCGCTTGCGCCATCATCCGCTCAACTTCGACGTTCTCTGCGACACAATCATAATCAGCGCCGCCATAGCTAAGGGTGCTGCCAAACATGCCAGCCGATGCCATCGCATTAAACGCCGCGAGTCTTTCGGTTGCATAGCTCATTATGCGACCACTCCGCCGACGAGAGGTTGCAACGCCAGCGTGGTCGTGGAGAGCATTGATCCGAGCGGAATGACGGCGCAGCCTGATATTAGGTCCGCGAATGTCTTGGTGATTGCACCGGGGGTTGTGTGAACCCAGATCATATCGCCCGCGAGGATGGTTGCGCCGATGGTGAATCCTGCGGTATCAGCGGTCACGTAGCTAACGGGCTGATTGAGGCTCGCCCCGTTCTCTGAGATGCCCGCGCACGTATTAGCTGGCGCGGCGCCGTTAGCGTCCGAGAGTCCCATCTTGCCACTAGCCATGATGTATAAGGCTTGCCCCGGCGTGATTGTTTCGCCAGCGATTCCAGATGAGCGTGAGCCGGTGGATGATTTGAGGACGCTTGCTGGTGTAATTGTGATCGCTGCCATTTTGTGTGTTGGTTATAGTTTGTCGAAAAGTGCGCGGAACTCTGCCGCCGTGTAGTCTCCGAAGTGCGTTGCGCTCTTGGCTAGGTGGGTTTTATGGCTGCGGACAAGCGCATCGTCCACTACCTTTAGCTTGAAGACTTGGCCCGTGGATAGTTGCTTGTATGCGCCTTCGTAGCCGTCAAAGCTATCACTCGCGCTCGCGGCCTTTTCAAGCTCCTTGCCTTTGAGCTTGTCATTCTCTGCCTCTAGCTTTGCGATTTGCCGTTTCAGTGGTTTGATTTCTTTGTCATCCATACGCGCCTTTTAGCTTAGGCGATGCGACTAGGCAAGAAAAAACCCGCGCCATTTCTGACGCGGGTTTTCCTATGCTTTTCCTCTACCCTACAGATTACGCGTACTGCGACGTGATAAGCGTTCCAGCATTTGCGTTGGCTACGTAAGGAGCCTTGCTGGTCTTGGCGCGGACGATGTTCGATTCCGTCTTTTCCTCGCGGTAAGTATCCACGCCGTAGCCGTCTGCTGGCGTATAGCTATCCCAGAAAGCGTTCACTCCTACGCCGTCAATAGTCGAGATGCTGTCTTCCGTGGTGGTGGCACTGTTGCCAGTGGAGCCGACCCACACGTAGGTATTTCCCCACACGCGGGACATAACCGGCGTTGCGCCGTCACCTGCGCTGTTGTAGGTGCTGCGACCGATGAGAACCTTGGTGATTCCCGAGTCCGCGAACGCAAGCTGGAGGTTGCTGCCGTTGACTTCGTATCCGCGTCCGAGTTGGCTAACTACGTAGTTTTTCAACAGCGTAGATTGACGGATGCGGTTATAGACTTGCTGGCTGAGAACGATGGTGTTCATCAATTCGCCTTGGTCAACTCCGCGCTCGATTGCCGCATAAACGTCGCCGACAAAATCAATCGTGGCAAGGTTAGCTGCGGTATAGGCAACAATGCTGTTCGTGCCTGCTCCGAACGTGGTAGCGTTCATGATCGCGGCTGCGGTGAGATACTCCGTGGTAAGCTCAACGCTCTCCGCCGCTTGCTGCGAGGCGAGAGCTTCGATGCTGAGATAATCGGCATAGTCCATTTCCACCTCATCGGGGATTTGCACCTCGCGTTTGCGGATGCCGATGGTGAAGCTATCATCGTTGAGCGTCATCGTCATGCGCTCCACATTCGCACCGGGAGCGGTGAGAAAGTAGTCGTCGAGGATGCGTCCGAGTTGAGCGTTTGCGATCTTGGCTTTGACTAGGTGAACGGTTCGCTTGTTCACCGCGAGAGGCGGAAGAATCTGCGAGTGAATGTTCATCTTGTTCATTCCGCGACCTTCGCGAATGACTGCACCTAGCTCTTGGCGAGGGCGTGCTGTGGCGTTTGTGTATGCTGGCATTGTGTGTGTTGGTTATGTGTTAGGCGACGCTTGCGAGTTCGATTACGCCGAGCGCGCCGCTGGCGGTTGTCTGGAGCCATTTTCCCATAAGGACGGCGCTCGATGTGGTGACGCCGGTTAATCCCGCCGCCATGCTGTAAGCAGCATCGCCACGGTCGCAACTAGCTTCACCGGCTAGGACGGTAATGGAACCGCCCGCCGCGATTGGGGCGGCTAGGCCGGTCCCGCTTGCTGCGATGTCTTGGAGCGTGATGTAGTCACCGCGAACGCCAATGGCGGAAGCTGCGACTAGGCCGCTGGAGTTGAGTGTTACGCGAGTCCCTCGGGCGATAGCTACTCCTGTAGCCGTCACCGTCTTTTGAATCGCAATCAGGTTGGTTGCTGTGGTTGCCATATTATTTGTGGTTTAGGTTAGAGCTTTCCGGCTGCGCGTGCGGCGTTGTAAGTCGTCGGGTTGTCCTTCGCTAGGCGAAGGATTGCGGTCGCCTTGCTTGCGCCGGTTGCGGTGTATGCCGCGAGCGCCTTGTCGAGTTCGTCGCCGGATTTGTCATCCGATTGAACGGTGAACTTCCCGCTTCCGAGCGCCTTTGTGAAGCGAGCTTCCGCGAGCGTCACCGTCTCATCTTTCGCGGTCGCAAGCGCGGCCAAGGTTAGGCGAGTCGTTGCGCGGGCGATACGAAGTGCGGCACGCAAGGCGGCGGGCTTGTCCTCATCCTCTTTCTTTTTGTCGGCATCGGTAACGCCAGCATCCGCTTCTGCGGCTTCGGCTGTCGCCATCTCGGCGGCTTCGTCTGCGGGTTTATTCGCGGCGGTGATTGCATCGGCAATCATCTTGGCGACTTCGGCTTTGTCTTCTTCGGTCATTGTATTAGGTTTGGTTTGTGGTTCTGAAAGTTTGGCGAGAAGTGCGGTGGTGCTTGCTCCGACTTCGACGAAATCAGCAGCGTGAACTCGCTTAGCGATGGCGTCGGTTTCGCCGCCGTCGTAATCGAATACCGTGGAAATCATCATTCCAGCCGGGTCCTTTTCTGCGGCGTGAAGGATAGCTTCGCGCTTGTCTGTCGGCCATAGGTGAGCATCGGCAACTAGGTGCCCCGCTTCATTCGTCGTGAAGTTTCGGAACGTCGCCACCTTGCTTGTCAGTCCGTCCTTACCGGATTCAATCCAATCGTGCGTCCAATGCGCCGTTGTCTGTCCATCCGCTGCAAAAAGCGCCATTAGGCTTGCAATGAGCGCCGGAGTCATAAGCAGCTTCTTTGCTTTTCCGTCCGTGCCTTTGAACACGGCGAGCTTGCCATTCTCCGCAAGGATGCAATCGCGAACGATTCCTTTTTCGCGGTCGATATTCGGCTTGCTAGGAAGCTCTAAGCTAAGTGCGGCGGTTGCCATGTGGCGCGCTTTTCTCACTTTTGCTATGCGGTGTCAATAGTTTTTCTCACGGTTGATATGGAAATCATCCGCTTTCTCAACCTTTGCTCTTGCGGATAGGTGCGGGAATTGGCACGCTTAGGTGATGGGGAAAGAACAAAAAGAACTGGAGTTGAGCGGGGCGGCGTCTGCGCTGAAATACTTGGAGACAAGCGTGCAACGCGCACAGCGGCGACTAGACGAAGCAAACCTAGTGCTGGAGCAATCGTTCCTAAATCAGCGCGAGAAGCCCGATGAACTCGACGGCAGCGATTATGAGATTCTGATTGCACGCGCCCGCGCCGAGGTGAATGACGCGGAAAGCTCGCTGCTTAGGTTCTCAAAGGTCATGCTGGATTATGACAAGAATGTGGACACAAACCGCCGCGACGTTTCGGAAAGCATCACGCGCAACGAAGCGGAGAAGTTCTTTTTCGCGTTCGCCATTTGCATTCGCGGGGGCGTTGAGCAAGCGGCGACTAGGCAGGCTCAGGATGCGATGGAAGTAAAGTCGCCCGAGGACATGTATAAGCTCACGGCTCCGCTTTTGCGCGAGTGCCTAGCAAGTGCGCTGGCGTCGGCGGTGAAAGAGTGCCAGTTGCCGCCGTGGGCGGCGGCTACAATCGAGGGAGCTTTATGAAGAAGAAAGTGAAACACAAGCAGCTTCCGTGCGGACATATAGGGCTTGATATTTACCTATGGCGCGGCGTCTGGCGGTGCGGAGAATGCGACCGCGAAAAGTACAAAGCGAAAAGCGGAAAGCCCGATGATAAATAACGCCCTTGAATACGCACGGAAGCACGTCTATTTCTGGCAAAGCAGCCCGATTGCTGGCGCGTTCGACGATGCGAAATATCCTTTCATCCGCAAGCCGCTCCTAAGCCTCGATGATATAGACGTGCGCGAAACGGTGATTTACGGGCCCGCCCAAAGTTTCAAGTCTGTGTTCCTGCAAATCGCAACGGCATACCGCCTAGCCGTCGCGCAAAATACGGTCTTAGCTGTGGCCCAAAGTGACGACCTCGCGGAAGAGTTTGCGAAGGTGAAGCTCAACCCGTTTCTCGAAAGGCTTCCGCATCTTTTCAATTCGCAAGTCGTGAAGCATACCATCGGCCTTTGGCGCTGGCCTAACCACGAGCTAATCATCTGCGGACCATCGGAGAATCAGCAGCAATCGAAATCTTGCCGGTTCCTTCACACGGACGAGGGACATATCTATAAATACGGTGCGCTTGCGGCGCTTACAGACCGCATGGGACAACGCTGGAATCGGCACGGCTTGCACGTCACGACGGCTGCGGATTCGGGGACGGAAATTGACACGAAGTTTCACCAAGGCAACTGTGCGGAGTGGCATGTTAGGTGCATCCATTGTAACGCGCTATTCCAGCCGCTTTGGGAAGATGAATCGCGGCGGGTGTATAACGGGCACCGCGTCTTTCAATGGCTCGACAACGGCAGCGAAACGGAGACGCTGGACAGCATCCGTTTCGTGTGCCCGCATTGCGACAAGCCGATTGAGAACCGCCCGAGGAATCGCGTTGAAATGGACGACGGCGCGGACTACATAGCTGGAAATCCCGGCGCGGATAGGAGCACGATTAGCTTCCGCTGGAATGCGTTTGCGTCGCGCTTTAAGCCGTTGCGCGACCTGTTGAGCATCTACCTAAAAGCAATCGAATCCGCGAAGCTAGGCGACTTTGAACCCTTCAAGAATTGGAAAAAAAAGCAGGAAGTAATCACATGGAAAGGGGAGCTTCCTGACATTGGAATAACAACCATAGGACGCGATTACGCGACGGGGCAAATCGAAGTTAAGGAGCCTGATTTGGTGGTGGGCTCTTTTGATGTTCAGTCAAAAAATGGTTTTCATATTTGGGCGCTTGCTGACATCTGGCACGAAGACGGAGACAGTAAGCGGATCGCATACGATAAGCTGTTCAGTTTTGACGACCTGAGAGCTTGGCAATTAAAGCACGGGATAAAGGATTTCAACCCAAAAACTTGCAAGCATCCGGCCATGATAGGGGATTGCCGACACAAGCAGCAGGAGGTTTTCGCCGCCGCTGCACGTTGGAATTGGCTGGCCGCGCAATCCGATGACGCGGAAGGGTTCGCACATATTATTCAGCGCCGGAATCTCCCTGAATTAACGATTATGAAGCCGTGGTCGAAAGTCATGACGGGCGACTCCATGATCGGCCGCAATCTTGAAAAAGGAAGGCCGCGCTATTGTCCTTTGATTACGTGGTCGATCCCTAGAATGTATCCGTTTTTCCACGCTCTGAAAAATAACGAGACGCCCAGAAAATACAGCATTGCCACGGATATAAGTCAGGATTTTGTTGATCAAGTTCATTCATATATTAAGTCAACTAGCTTCGACAAAAAGACTAACTCGAAAGAGTCCGAGACGTTCCGTAAAATCAAAAAAGACGACCATGCCTTCATCTGCGGAACTCAATCGCTCATGCTGGCAATGATCAACGGCGTTTATTCAGTTCCCGACTTCACTTAACGTGCTTCCATGTTTTCATTCGCACGATGCAATGGATATTCGTCCAATCAACTCCGAACTGAATCCCTAGTGCTTTGTATCCAACACCGCCAGCAGCATACTCGCGCCTGATTTGCTTTACTTGTTCCTCGTTTAATTTTGCGAGATGCTGCCGCTCTCCTCTTGGCCTGCTTTCCGGGCATGTTCGCGCCCCGCTTCTATCGCCTCTTGCTACCCTTTCTGGATAAAGATAAGATGAATGCCGAGTGCCGGTTGCCATGCGCCCCTTGGCTGCTGCGTCCTTTAGATTATCGCTGCATGTTCCCGCGAATAGGTGAGAAGGATTAACGCAAGCCCTGTTGTCGCATTTGTGGCACGCATAAAGGCCAGAATCCATATTTCCATTGGCTAGGAAATATGCGATTCGATGCGCTCTGTATTGCCTTACTCCAACGCTAAAAACGCCGTAGCCATATTTTGACTTGGTTGATGACCACACCCAGCAAGGTGTATCCATTTGCGGTTGAGTCGGCCCGTCTTTATTGACCTTCACGAGAAAACGGAGCTTGTCTTTTTCGGTGAGTTGAGGGATTGGTTTTGTAGCGATTGGCATAGTAATGATATGTGAATTGTTAGGACCGCCGCGAGTTGAAGCTCGCTGCGGTTCGTTCTTTTTACAAGATAGGATGCGGATAGCAAGCACAATGCGCTTGCCAATCCCGCGCCCGCTGCTACTCTCCCGACGCCTGAATAGCGCCGATGGAGAGCGTCGGTTAGGGATGGAGTTGTTACCATTCCGTTCATCAACACGGGCAAGTTGGCTAGGTTTCGGCCTAGCGTCTGCGGCGGCGGCATTATGATTCGTGCCGCCGCCGTTCTTTTTTGTTGACGGCGCGGAGGAATCTGCTATTTCTCACGGCGTTCGCAGTAGCTTGCAAACGAAGATTTTCACGCTCTACTTCCTCGAAAGAGGGTAAAAGAAGATAGGCCAATCCGTTGATTGGGAAGATAAAACCGATGCGAGCTACCGCATCGGTTTTCTTTTGGACTGATGCAGCGAAAAGCGCCGGGTCGGTAACGCTCCGCATCCGGCGAGCACGCACGCTGTGGGGTGACACCGGGCCAGTAAAGTGAAGGAAAACATTGAGCGTCCTGCGGGGCGTTCCAGTTTTCTTTTTCTTCTTCGATTTCCTTTCTTTTGCTGCGGTTTTCTTTTCCTTTCACTTCTATCTTCTTTCTTTTAGGCGGTCGGAATAATCCCTAGCTATTGACAACTAGAGAACAACTAGGCATCCTCACTTCATGGGATCGCCACGCCGAATCTATCGCTACCTAAGCACGCCGCAAATCGAGGCGTTGATCGCCGCCGCCGTTGAACGTCAAACGAACGGCGCTTTTACGTCGCTATCGGGCGGAGGACATTCGTCATCGAAGCAGTTCGCCTCTGATGAAGACGTGCTTTTCGAGGCAAATTATGAGTTGCAAGTCCGCAACGGAACAGTCGGGCCGACAAAGACCACAAGCGACTTCTCGCAACTCCTAGTCAACAACACTACCGTCAATGTCTAACATCGTCCAACGTGCCGCATTAGCCGTCGCGAAACTTGCGGGATACAATGCCGCGCTTCCCAATAAGTCACAAGCGCCCGCAACGCGCATCGGCACGAATCCGAACGGAACCTATTCCCAGCAGCAACGGCTTAGGCTGTCGCTGGAGGGTGAGAACGCAGTCAAAAACACGCCGTTTGGAGTCAACTATATCTACATACGCCGCGCATACTGTTCGGGACAAATCGCGTGGAATCCTGACACGGGAGACGCCGCGCTAGACGAGCAGGTGAGCGCCATCCTCAAAGCCGAATGGGACAACATGGGAATCGAGTGCTCCATGCAAGACGCATTCGCCCGCGTTGCTGACGTGTATTTGCCGGTGAGCGGAGACTCTGCGCTCCAATGGTATCGAGATGAGGATAGGTTGCGCTTGCTCGAAGTGACTAGCGACCGCATCGGCGAGCAGTATGCGCTTTCCAATGCCGTCACAATCGACGGGAAAACCTACATCGCGGGCCTTTTCTGGACCGGGCCTAATGTGACCGCATACAAGGTGTATCAACGCAATGGTGACGCCTCGTATGTCAATCCGCAGGTGATTCCAGCGAGCGAAATCATCTTCTTCAAAGACGACATCACGGGCGGAGTGCGCGGCGTTAGCAAGTTCGCCGCTGCGCTCGAAGATGTAAACTCGCGCTATCAAATCCTCAAGTCCACAAAGGACACGATGCAGCAGCAATCAAAGGTTGCGGCCATCGCATCGAATAACTCCGGCGCACCTAGCGAGTATGACTTCCAGACCCAGCAAGGCAGCGACGGCACGATTGACTACGTGGAGTCATTCGCCGACGGCGCGGTGGTAAAGTATCAGTTCAACGGGGATAGCTACCAAGTGCTTAAAAGCGAAACGCCGTCGTCTTCATTCCTCGACGGCCTCAAGTATGTGGATTCGCAAGCCGCGCTCGCTATGGGGCTCTCTCCGGCCTTCCTGATAGGCTCCGCAGACTTTGGCGGTGCATCGGTGCGGCTGGAAATCGAAAAGGCGAGCCGCGAGATAACCCGCATCCGTGAGCACGTCCACCGCCCACGGCTGAACAAAATCAGCTACGTAACCATAATGGACCTCGTAGCCCGTGGCAGACTACCCGCCAAGCCCAACATCACACGCGGAGCTTGGCATTTCGGCACGCTTCCAACAGCGGACGCCTTCCGCGATTCCAAGGCCGATATTGACGCCATCCGCGCCGGTATCGCAACGCGAGGGGGAGTGATTACCGCAAACAGCGGCGACACATTCTCGCGGATGCTTAGGCAGACAGGCAATGAGACTTTCGCGATCCATGCGGAAGTGCAGGATGTGAACCGGCGATTGAAACAGGCGGTTTCGCCGGTAGATGGACTGCCATACGAGCCAACGGCGAGCATCCAAGACATCGCGCTTTCGACGGACAATCCTCCGCAGGCTCCCACTGAACAGCAAAAAGCCCCGGCTGTTTAGGCCGGGGCTTGTGTTTTTGGTTTCATAAGTCTTTCCACCTTTCCGCTTCTTTTTCCTGCGCGTCTTGCCTCGCGATCTCCGCGTAAATCTCCGCAAGCGCAACGTCTATTGCGGCGATTGATTCAGTGAGCCGCGCTGCTTTGGCGGTGAGAAATTGCGCTTCGTATTCGAGTGTCATGGTGGTGTTATACCAGCCCCTCCGCATCTTTGACAATCTGAGCAAAGCGCCGGACCTTGGCGAGATGTTCCGCCGTCGCTGGCGTGACCGGCGCGATCGCCCTGAGTTTTTCCATGAGAGCGTAGATCGAGTCGGTCGCCGCTTCGTAAGCGGTTTCTGTCCGTGTGTGTAGTTCTTCTTCGTTCATATTTTTGATTCTGATTTTGTTGATTCGTCCGCCGGTTAATCCAGCGAACTGTTGAGAGTTGACACCATTTCTTCATCCTCGTCAAAAGAAAAATAGCAATGTGATGCTCACGCGGACCGCCAAGCGGCATAAAA